CATCCATAATACTGGAAAGACAGCAAAGTCCAGTATGCATATCAGAAGGTACAGCCATGCAGCGGATGGTCGCCACCGCGTAACAAACCAGCTTACGTTATTAGCCACACCAGAAAGCCGATAATCAGTATCACTGTCATGCTTCTCTTGGATCTTTTAATTAGGTCTAGAAAGTTATCCGCAACAGGGTCAGCCTTGATAATAACCTCATCAACCTTAGCAACCGCCTTCTTAGCTTTGTCTTTAATGGTCATATTCAATCCCGCCCTATTGCAACTATCTTGGTTGTGTTTAACAGAAGCTGCTGGCTTGATTCGTTAGCCTTAACCATCTCATTCCTGAATGACTCTACTGCAGCGCCAGTCTGCCTTTGCTGTTGGCTATTCTCAATCAACAACATTGGGGTCCAGCAAAAAGCGCAGTCTCCGTTAGAAACCGTCTCGCCAGTCTGAGGATTTATACCCTGCACATGCACCCAGAACCGGCATTTGACCAGCTCACCGTCTTTAATAGCGCCATCCTCGATGCACTCAGTACCCATCAATGGGCATAATACTTTAGCGTCTTTAGCCATATTAGTCCTTGCTGCAGAGTATCAGGTCAATATATTGAACAGCTAAGTTAATCGCTGTTCCTGTAAACGCAGCGGCTGAGTGGGTATGTGAGTCGCCACTTCCTGTGGCGTCCGTGGAATTTGATCCAGTCACTGTATTACCAGCTCTTGTTATAATAGAGTTAAAACTGCCTCCGCCAGTGCTAATAGTATGCGAGTGACTTGGAATTTGTGCTGTAGTCAGCGTAGTAGCTCCTGAAGCTCCGTTTGTCCCTGTAACAGCCTGACTAGAAAACGCAGTTGAAAAAGCAACTGACCCACCGCTAACTCCGCCGCTACCAGATACAACTCTTAACGCTTTATCATTTTGAGTGGTCAGCTTGGTCCATCCAGTAGGGGCGTTAGTATTGTAAAACGGGATAACCGTCCCTGCCGCAAAAGCTGCAGCAGCCGTTGAAGTCCACGCCGTTCCGTTAGAAGTTAACACATTTCCGGTCGTACTTGGGGCAACAGCTAATAAAGCGCCAGTTCCATTCCCTATCAAGACGCTGTTTAAAGTAAGAGAGGATGACCCCGTACCACCATCAGCCACGGCTAAGTCAGTAATGCCTGTAATTGTCCCGCCAGTTATTGTGGCAGAATTAGTGGTTATTGATGTTAGTGTTGCGGTTCCAGCAGAAATAGACACCGAATTAGAATCTTGAACAGCCATGCTGCCCAGCCCCAACGATGTTCTGACTGTAGCTCCTGATTCAGCCACCCAATTTGTCCCGTCCCCAACTATAAAATTATTGTTTGTCTTAGCCAGCCCAGATATGTCTTGAAGACCAGCATTGTATGCCTGAACGTCTGTGCCTATAGCCAGACCAAGACTCGTTCTAGCTGCGCTGGCGCTCGTTGCGTTGGTTCCACCAGAGGCAATTGGCACTGGGTTGGTAAGGGTTAGCGTTCCAATCTCTGCGGATGTAAGGTAATTAAGCTGATCTATTACGTTAGTCCCATCTACATACAGAAGTGCTTTTTTGCCATTAGGAATTGTTATTCCTGTGCCGCCTGATGTCTTTACTCTAATGCTCTGTGCGCCTGCCGTATCATTGTGAACAATGTATGTCTTCTCTATTGTCGGGACTATTAAGTCCCTAGTCACAGTAAGGGTTGTAGACATATCAGTGTCAACGTACAAGAACAGGTTTCTTGCGTCCTGACTGGAGTTTGACTCAGTAAGGGTAATGGTTTTATTTGCATCGCTGGTGTATTCAACCACGCCGCGACCAACAATAGCTTGCTCCAATCCGTTCTCAAGGTTGCTATTGGTTGTATCGCCCCATCCATTAACCTGATCGCCAGTAGCCATCAGCTCTATCTTTAGACTTGGTGTATATGTGCTTGCCATGATTTTCCCCTTATTTCCAAACTTCTACTGGAGGGGTAGCCCAAACTAAATCACCGGCAGTTGGATAAACAGCTATATTTCTAATCTCGTTACGATACGCTATAAACTCATCCTGATTTGCTAAATACGGGCTGTTAATAGGGTCAGCTACATCAGCTATGGTTGTCCAGTCAGTAGAACTTAAAATACCAGAAGCAGTTGCTTGATTCTCTGCGGCTGTAGGCGGCTCTGGAGGAATTGGGGTGTTAGCCACCGTCCATGCAGCCATTGCGTTATCTGCCCATTCTGGCAGCACTGTTATATCTTCGTTAGGCTGATCCACATACTCAATCCATCCAGCAACATCTTGCCATTGAAGAGCGTGTACATTAACGGGGGTTCCTTCCCATACCAGATTTAAATAACAGAGTCCGTCTTCATAGACAGCCTCATCGGAAGGTATGATTGTTAGTTTCATTTGTTTGCTCCGGTTATATTAGTTAATCTTTTGTTGCAACAATTACATCTACATATGTTACCGCTAAGTTAATCGCTGTACCTGTAAACGTGGCGGCTGGGTGAGTATGTGACAGACCACCTCCTGCGTTGCCAGTTGACCCGCTGTTGCAGAAGCGTAGACTCGCTGCGCCACCAGTTGATCCATTGCTGGCTGATGTAACAACGGCAGATGTGTGAGAATGAGACGGTATTTGCGTTGTTGCTAAAGTGGTAGCTCCAGAAACCCCGTTTGTCCCCGCAACAGCCTGACTTGCAAATGCCGTAGTAAACGCTACAGAGCCACCAGAACTTGCAGTTCCAGTAACAACCCTTAATGCTGAATTATCATTAGTTAAAACTTTTGTCCAGCCTGTAGGAGCAGCGGTCTGCTTAAATATCATTGCTGTTCCAGCGGGGAATCCCCCCGCAGACGGGGGGGTCTGCCAAGTTGCCGCCGTGCTGCTAGTTGCTATTAAGTATTGACCAACAGTAGGAGCCGTTGCAGATGACACATTCACTACTGTAGTGGCTGAATTAAGAGCATTGGTTGAATCACTTATACGAGCAGAATCAACTCTCACGCCATATGTTTGTGATCCATTCCATCCCATTAAAGTAGGATATGTCGCTGTCCACGCGAACGTTGAATTGGTGTTATTAACGCCAGAACCAGTTGGAGATGTGCTGGCTGAAGCATCAAATATAACGTGATTGTTTCCGTAGTTCTTCCAACCTAGCATGTTTGCTACAGCGCTTGATCTATATGTTGACCAGTTAGTTTGGTCACCGATGAATGTATAAGCCGTGCCTGTTGTATTCTGATTAAGCGTAGGAAAGTCTGCGGCTACCGCTATAGTTAATGCGCCAGTTGTAGTTGTACTCTTTAGTATGCCAGTAGCTAGGAGTGAAGTGCCATCAGAGTAATCAGCGCCACTTGTCCCAGCACTTACAATCCCAGACACATTACTGCCCTTCAACATGCCTGTTACTGTAGTTGTTAAAGTTATAGCTGGAGTAGTAGTAGCCGTGGCTACAGTTCCAGCAAAGCCGTTGTTTGATACTACTGATACTGAAGTTACAGTGCCTGTAGCCCCCGCAGCATTGCCATTTAGCTTCTGTATTGCCTGAAGAATAGTATCTGTAGCTGCTACTGTACCTGCCCCTGATGTGTATCCAGTTAAGACCTTACCTATAACCGCTGAGTTGGTTAGGGTGGCTGCGTTACCTACAGAGGTGGCTTCACCCGTTAGGTTAGCATTGGTGGTTACGTTACTAGCAGTAAAGGCTGTAGCTGTGCCGGTTATGTTAGTGCCTACTAACGCACTTGGAGTGCCTAGATCTGGCGTTACTAGAGCAGGAGACGTTGCTCTTACAAAGACTCCAGTGCCTGTGCCTGTATATTCAGCAGAGGTAGAGTGAAAATACTCAGTGGCAACTCCGCCCTGTAACCCAGCCAAGTCATTGTGTAGATTAGCCAGAGGCGTATTAACGTGGGTATTTCTATCTTCGCCGTTGTAGGTCAGCGATATAGTCCTAGTAGCGTCTGAAGTAACAAACCCAAGAATACCCATCTTTGTTGCGGCAGTAACTACCGTTGATGGCTGAGTTGTATATATACTTAATTCAGAGTAGTTAGGAGATATAGACGTTATTGCTGGAGTAGTAACTCCAAACAGTTTTTTCCATGCAGTGCCAGCAACTGCCGACTCATTGGTATACCCACTAGGCGTGGTAATAGTTACTACCGTGTCAGAAGTTCTAGCTGTTATCTGGTATAGACCTTGAGGGGTCTGCAAGAATGATGCAACTGTATTCGTAGCCGAAGCATCTATCACCGCAGTGGCAAAGGGCGTTCCCGATGATGCCGTGGCTGTGCGGCTTGATCCTGTTCCTGTGGTAGTTACAGTGCCAACTACAAAAGGAGTGGCTGTATATATCTGTCTAGTAATGGTTGTAACAGAACCGCCAGCAATGCTGTCTACACCAGACCATATTGTGAAGTCATATATCCCGGCATCAAATAGAAGTCTATTCAGCGCAACAGTGATAAAAGCAGAGAAAAGCACCGTGTTATTAACTGCCGTGCCTGTAATGACCTGCTCTGCCGTTGTTACTGGGATGGATGCAAAGGTAAGAAGAGCTACATCGTTGTTAGCTCCCGCCGCAGTTATGACTGGAGTGGCGTTATAAAACACAACCCCTGTCCCGGCTGATGCCGAGTTTGGCGCAACATTAACCCAAGCTGTGCCGTTATACCCAAGCAACTCATTAACCACCGCAGTGCCAATTGACACATCAGATAGATTCTCTAATGGTATTGATATAGCAGCAGAGCCATCAAAAGACACACCTGCTATGTTTCTTGCCGTAGCTAATACCGTTGCGGCTCCTGCTGTAAGACCTGCTGCAGTGCCAGTTATGTTTGTACCTGTAAAGGCTACTGGAGTACCCAATGCAGTTGCATTGCCTGATGCGTCCAGATTGACTGACTTCTCTGAAGGGTAAGTAACGAATACATCTTTGGTCCCAG